GTCGGTATTCGATTCCGGGACGGGAACCCGGATAGGCTGCGAAGTTCCGGCAACGCCTACCTGCATGCCCGGACGGCCGAAGAACCTTTCGAGGATAGCCGGAAGATAAGGGGCTACACGGCCGATTGCGGACTGCAAAGGGCTTTCCCGTTCCTCTAATTCTTCCTCATACTCTTTTACCTTCGATTCGAGCTCGGCGATACGGAACTCTTTCTTTTGAGCGTCAAGTGCCGCGGCAATTCTCCGGTCCACTTCATCGGAAGGGACGCCGCCGATATTCGCCGCTCCCGGCTGGAAAGAAACAGCCGATGCATCATCTTCCAGCACGAAGTAATCCCGATACCAGTTTCTCCGGGAGTTTCCATCGGACATCTCGATGTAATATTTTCCCGGCTCCAAATATTCGAGGGTTCGGGACAATCGATCTTCCATCGTCTTTTTATTCTCGCCTTCCTCGCTTTGGAACTGGAAAGCATCAGCGCCGGGAGAGGTGCGAATCTGTATCTGTTTCACGTTCGGCGTCGATTTCACCCATTCGATTAGATTTTCTTTTCCGCGTATCATAGTCAGTCAGTTTTAATCTTCATACTCAAAGTTCAAGAAAACGACCTTATCCCCTACCGTCTGGGCGATATTTTGGGAGAGCTCTATATAGGAGCTCGGTAAGTCGGCTTGCAGATTATCCATATTCAGTCTAAAAGGGAAATTCCATTGTGAAAGATATAATACAGGGAAGCGGTATAATATGATATCCGATCGCAGAATAAGAGTTAAAAACGAATTATCCGGCGCTACGATTTCCTTTACAGAGGGGGTCGTCGTGTTTACAAAAACCGACGTAGATATTTCTAAATTTTTTATCTACAAGAACCCGATTATCCGGTAAGTAATATCTATTCGCCGAATTGGAATATACGGGAATGTTCATCGATTGGATTCTCAGTTTTCCAACCGGAGAAAGCACATTATTCTCAACCTTCGATGTATAGAAGAAGGTAAGCATGATATGATTTGCCGGGCTTGCAGCATAATTATTCGTAATATAGCAGTTCGGCAGTACGAGGTAGCGATTTACGGGTATCTGACGACCTCCGAAGGAAAAATAAACCAGAGGAACATTCGATATAAAATCGTCATTCTCCAAATCGACCAGAGTAAGATTCATATAGTAAAGCCTGTTTCCGTCTATAAGATTTCCGTCTGGGTCCTGTATATTACCATCATACGACCAAAAGGCAAAAACGCCGGTAATAAACTTATTGGACAAAACAGGTGTGTCCGGTAAATACACGCGCTCGCCGGGTTTAGCTTGGCTCATATCCACAACAATGGAATAAGCTCCGGTAAAGGGAAGATATGATAAACCGATATTATTCATAATAGAAAGATAAATTTAGGGTTTGTATAGTTTCGTCCGTGGATCGTATCAAAATTTTACTTCGGTTGAAATCGATCTCTACCGGATCTATGAATTTTCGTTGCAAAGAAATCGGTGTATAGTTCTCATAAATCGAGGTAAAAAACATTCCATCTATAAATTGTAACGGAATGTAATTTATATATCTGGTTTTATCTTTCGGAACTAAATACAGATATCCGTTTATGGTTCCGAATACTCGATCCGGCTTACCTGTTGTAGATCCGACCATCGCATATACGCCGGTTATTTTTTCGTCTTTCAATGCCTGAACCTTCCGGAAAAGGGATATTTCCATAATTCCGGAAACGTGAAAGGTTAAATTGTACAGGTTCTTTTGAGAGGGAGCAGGAAGATTATCCTCTCCGATATATACCGAAAAGAACAAGACAGAGGTCTGTTGTACCGAGACAGGAACGGAAATAAACGATCTTTCCCAATCTATCTCACTGTCTATTCTCGGCAAGTCATTTCCGGTGTAGGTAGAAAAATAGTTGATAAAGAGGGTATCGACAATTAAATTCCCGGAAGTGTCATACAGCGTTACGAATAAACTGCCGAGCGATAAAATGGGATATCGTCCGGAAAGGTCCAAGCCCTTATCCGGATTAAGGACTTCCAAATATAAAACCTTCTTTCCCTGCAAATGGGTAGACACGGGAAAATAAACCCGATCTTCGCCCGGATTTACAGTTAATTGTATAAAGTCTACATTCTGTATAACGTATTCCCTCATTTCATTTCTTTTTAAGATTTCCCGGAGATAGAGGCCACTCCGGGAAATCGATTGTCTGACACTATTATGGAATCATCACGCGGGGGCGAGGAAGTCGTTCTCGTCGCCCTTGTAGTTTTCGAGCAACAGGGCTCCGTTCTTCACGAGGAAGCCGAGCATAATGAGGCTCAATCCTACGACGCCCTTCGGAGAGCTTGCCGGCTGGAATACCGACGTGTTGGCACACGGGAATTTCAGATTGAAAGTCTGTTCTTTCGTTCCGGCGAAAGCAATCATTTCCGGGGTATAGAAAAGCTCGTCGAGTACGGAACTGTCGAGCGATACGACTGCGGCATCGGTTGTTCCGCTATTGGCAGCTTGGTGCGATACGTTGAAGATAGAGGTTTCCAACGCCTCGAACGTTACCGTCGTTCCTGTTTGCAAACGAAGCGAACCGCCATAAACGCATTGAACATCTACGGGGATCGTGTCGGTCGAACCCATTCCCTTCGCTTTTGCAACGAGATCGGATAATGAAGTAGCGAGTACGGCGGCTCCCGGATTGGCTGTCAGCTCGTAATTCAGGAACAAACCCATACCATAGGCAAGGAATAAATCGTTACGATTCAACAACTGCCCGTATGTGCCCTGCTGTCCATTCTGGCGCATGGGATCGAAAACATAGTTTCCTACTCCGTTTACCAAAGTCTGGTCAATACGGAGATAGGAAGATTGGGGGAAAAGTTCGGGACTCAGCTTCTGCACTTTTTTTCTTGCGTCCTCCCAACGTTTGCGAAGGTGAGGAGCTATAATTTGATTATTCATGATTTACCTTGTTTTAAAATAAGACATTTTTAAACGGCGTCCCTTTTACATCAAGACGCTGTTTTGATTTTTTTTTTGACCCTTGCCGGAAAGAAGGCTTTGGCGATAAGCCGCACCCGCACCGTACAGGGCATTATTGAACCGGCTGAACGGAGTACCGGCCAACGAGGGGACCGAGCTTGCGATCACGCCTGCCGCTCCCGCACCTATCATGCCTGCGCCCAATTCTCCGATACCGTCCATCTTCACAAGGGCAGGAAGGATCGCACCGACGGCGATCGCGACCAAATCGGTATATAAAGAACTCTTTCCTTTCATGATGGTCCCTTTCACCACCTGACAGATGGCGCCGCCTGCGGCTCCACCGAGGACAGTTTTAACGATTCTGTCCGTTTTCATTTTCTTTTTCATAAAACAATCTTTTTTACCTGTTAATTACTTACTTTCTTTTACGCACTTTGTCGATGATGCGTTTCTTTTCCGCTTCCTTACGTTTGAGGTCGTTGTTGTAGCGGTCTACCTCTTTGCAACGTTCTTCGTAGCGTTTCCAAACCTCTACCGAGCTTTTCATCTTCGGCTGTTTGGGGTACTTTTTCTGTTTTGCCATTTTCTTTATTTTTTAGGGGTTTATAAAAGTTATTTTTTCTTCTTTTTCTTGTCTCCGCTTCCGCCGAATATCAAAGCCATCAATACGCCGCCTACCAGTAGAATACCGAGAAGATTCGAGCTGGCGACTGTTCCGGTCGGCTGGCTGAAATCCACAAGGGGATTGTCCGTGGTACTGTTATCGGGATATGAGTTATTACTATCTGTAACAGTAAAGAGTCCATCTGTCGATGACGGTCCATTTACTTTTAATTCCTCATTCATCTCATCTTCATCTTTTCCGAATATTTTTGAAAGAAGGGCTCCTATCGCAGATATCAATCCGGCAACGACAGTTATAATAGATAAAATATCACCCACAACAGGAATTTTTCCATCGCGAATCATAATTAAAAAAATGGGACCACTATAACCATATTTGGAGTAGATAGCCGAATTTACAACTGACAAAGCCTGTTCTTGCGTTAATACATTATTTTTATTCAGCTTGTTATAGAAATCCTTATAATAAG